CCCTCCAGTTATTGTTACTGTTGGTGGATTAGATGAGGTATAACCAGAACCTGCATTTGTTATTCTTATGGATTTTACGGAACGAACACCTCCGATAGAAGTTGTTATGGCAACAGCAGTTGCTGTAGTTCCACTTGTTGGAGGTGCAATAGTAACACTTGGTGTTGATGTATAATTATACCCATCTTCATTTAAAATAATTTGACCAACCATTCCAACGCCACCAAGAGTTGCCGTTGCTGTAGCAGTTTGACCAATGCCTTCAAGATTTAAAGTAGTGATATATCCCTCATCTTTAACAGTATTATCAATCTCTTCTATGGATGTATCAATATCTTCATTTTCATATTCGTAGAGTTCGCATAATAGTTCATAAACATATGTTTTTCCCAATTGGTAAAATGGTTTTTCTAATTCTACATGTTTAATTTCAAATAATCTTTCTCCAAGAGGGAAATATATTAAATCCCCCTCTTTTGGTCTTGTAACGAGTTGTTCTTCTTGGTCGGTAATATTTCCACTACTAATTCCTAAATTAATTCCCGATAAAAATGGAGAAATAAATTCTTCAAATCTTTCGGATGATATAATCAATTTAATTTCATTTTTCAATCTCAATCCAAACTTTGTCATCAAATCACTTCCTGGAGCATATCCTTCATAATTGTCCAAATATGCTTCAATAATAAAGTTATCATCAAACTTGGATGTCTCAACTTCTCTTAAAATATCATCTATTTCTAGATATTTTCTAGGAAGGTAATAAACATCTATTCCATAAATCTTTAAATGCTCATTAATTAGATCCTGAACTAAAAATTGCTCTCTAGAAGAACCCTGTAAGAAGAAAGGATTGAGTGTCATAATTATCCAATAAGATCTAGAGGTGGTAATTCATATTCTGATGTCATCCTCTGCTTAATATCTTCCAATTCTCTTTCAGCATCTTCATAAAGTTGTCTACCATTCAATTCAATTCCACCTGGAAGTTTAACTCCATTAAATTTGATTAAGTTTTGTCCCCACTGTCTCTTAATAAGAGCAGTCAGATATTTTTTAACAAAACTATCATTATAAATTTGGGTAAATGATGCTGGATCAAGTGCTCTATAACATTCTATAACCAAAAACTCATCTGCTGCTTGTGAAGACCAATCAATATCAAGATATAATCTATCTTGTCTCTTATTAAATCTTACCTGCTTATCAGTTGTCAATAGGAAGTCAATATCCTCTAGGTAAGATTTTACCATAGCATATTGAAGAAGTTCTACAGAATTAAAATAATATAAATCATTTAGAAATAGCTGATATTTAATACTAAACATTCCACCAGAAATGGAACTAGTATCAAACTTAAATATTCTTTCAATACCTATTACAGAATCCGGAACTTGAATATAATTTGAATTTTCGTAAAAACTAAAAGTAGTTGCACTCCCCACTATTGATGACTCTGCCGTTGTTGTAACGATTCCAACTCCACTAGTCCCTTTTGCCGTACCTCTAGCAACGTCATCACTGGTTATTTTGTACTTTAAATACATCTTTTCCACACCATCAAAATGACGTTCATTAAAATATTGAATAGCATCATCTACTAAGTCGTCAATTTGTTCATCATCGACGTTTATTTCCAATACGGGTGCTCCAAGTCTGCGAAGACAATAATCTATTAATCCTTGTCTAGTTGATGGCTTAGCCATTAGAATACTCCTCCGTCAATAGTTGATGTCCAGACTGGAACATTGGTTACATCTTCAGTTGTTAATATATAGTTGCTTGTTGCTATTGGACTTTCTGTGCTTGCAGCACCAATAAGTTTTCCAGTATTATCAAAGTAAGCGATACCATTGGGACCATCAAAGTCTCCAATATCATAATAAAGACCTTCAGTTACTGAAGCAAATCCAGTAATTGATAAATTTCCTGTTAAATTTTGATTACCAATAAATGTGGATAAACCAGTTACAAATAAATTAGTTGAAGTTACAAGACCAGAAAATTTTCCGTCTCTCCATCTTTGTTCTGTGGTTCCTAAATCATAAGCATTGTCAGTATTCGGAACCAAATTTGATACAAATTCGCCACCAACATTAATATCATCGGTAACGGAATCACCAATACCAATAGTTCCTCCACGGAACGTAGCATTTCCTATAAAAGTTGATACACCAGATACATATAAATCATTCCCTACATATAAATCTTCACCTACGTTCAATCCATTGAGAATATCAACAGCGGCATTTATATCTAAATCTGACGCAAACGTTGATATTCCAGATATTGATAGTCCGGCACCTACATTCAGATTCTTGCCAACACCAACTCCACCACTAACTACTAAAGCGCCATTTGTTGGTAGTGTTGAATCTTCGGTATTAGTAAAATATGCAATACCTTCAATCGTAGTTGATGACGAGTCAATAACACTTGTCATTATAAAAGTTTGGGTTGGTAAATCCCAAACTAATATCATCCCATCTTGTGTTTTTAGATTGGAATTTATATCAATAAGACTTGTAAGTCTCGTTGGTGGAGAAGATGCGTTAGATAGTACGCGAACTGTATTTTGAGAACCAACCCTAGCTTTTATTGTAGGCATTATCTGGTTACTCCCGATCTTACCAGTGCAGAACCTTCTACCGCCTTCAAAATACCTCCAGCAGTATCTGTGAGTTTTATATCATACACATATCTTCCAGATTTTAAAGAAGATGTTGTTGTTGATCCCAAAGATATTTGAATTTTTCCATTATTAGGGTCCGTTATAGATGATGCAAAAGATACCGATGATGAACTTGAATAAGTTTTTCTAATTTGCGAATCCACTCCATAACCAGTTAGATTTATGGGTCCATTAGTTGTCGTATCTTCCAACTCAAAGGTAGTATTAAAATCAAAACCCTGCTCTATTACTATATTGGATACAAATACTGCCATTATTCAGATGAGCATATGTTCTTCTATAGATATTTATATTGACCAAACTTCTTATTAAATTATCTCTTATTTAGCAATTCTTTAAGAAGTACTTTAATTTCATCAATATCTTCTTTCATTCTATCCAATTCTTGTTTTTGTAAGTCTTTATAATTTAAAGAATTTACATACTGGTTGTATGAAGTGGTGTCACAATTTACTATGGCACCACTTTTTTCATCTCTATAAAGATTTTTATGTCCCTCAACTCGTATCATCTCAATGCTATGGTTCTAAGATCTTTAATTCTTGGAGCATGAGATTGATCTGTTCCAGACATTACAATTTTGATGGTGTATCCAGTAAAGAGATCCAGATTATCTGCAGTAAATTCATACTCAAGATACTGATCTTCTAAACTTGCTGGAACAAATGTATCAGATCTTCCACTATTATTAGAGGAATCGACTGGAGTGATTGTTCCGTCGGCACCAATGGTTAAGTTGTCATATCCTGGGAACAATTCAAACTCTTGAGTAACTTCGCTAGAATCTGCTCTGATTAAATTATAGAGAACTCTAAAATCTGCAGATTCGTGTCTGTATGCAGCAAGTATTACCTTTAGTGAAGTTGCTGGTTGAGCAAGATTTACTGTATTTGATACATAAACTGCAGCATGTGGATCAAATAATAGTGAATTAACTCTATTATCTGCCGTATAATCAGAAATTGGATTATTTAATCTATTTAATCTAAATTCTGTAAATGCAGTATCGGTATAAATTATTGGAGAAAGATTGGAATCCGAAGAATTCAGAGTAATACCAGTTGTGAATGATTTATTTCTCGGTAAAGTTGTAAGTTTTGTTGTTTCATTGATATTAGAAGCTACAAGTCTTACCGAATTGAGTCTGTTAACTTCATTGATTTCTACATTCTCAAATCCATTGTCAACGAAAGGAGTTTCACTTCCATTTACGCTTCTTCCAGTTGTTGTTCTTACCGAAGCAGTTACTGATGTTGTGGATCCTGGTGTAAGAATATCATAATTTGGAACAATTTCATTAAATTGAATATTTTCTGTTGCCTTACAATTTTCTCCTCCAAGAGACGCTTCAGAATTGAATGATAATTGTGATGCTCCAGAGGTGTCGCCATCATTAGATCTATCAGATCCATTGGTTGACATATCAATAGCAATATGATATTGGTCAATATCATTACCTAATGAACTCACATCATGTGTAATTCCATTAATTCTTCTAAGAGATACACCATTTAATTCATACTTAGAAACTAAAGACCCAGAGGCATGTGGTTGTACGATTCCCTCAACAGATCTTGATGCTATTGTAAGAGTTCCACTACCAACATCATTGTAAGAGATAATTTCATCACCTATTTTTACATATCCAAGATAAGAACCAGATACTGTCTGACCCTCAAAAGTTGTAAAATTGGAAGTACTTGCAACACTAATAGTTGCTGTCTCGTCTATTGCTAAATCTGAAGACAGTGTAGTTGCTGGTACATTTGGTTCAACCCCAGAAACAATCACTTTGTTTGTTGAGGAATACATTCCATGATCAAAATGATTTACTCTCAGGTAATTTCCAGAATTAAGTCCACTTCCTTCCGATGTTCTGTCAGTGATTGTTGTGCTTGCGAGAGATACGATAGTTCCAGAATCATTGTAGTAACTAACCGCTGCACCAACCTTAAATGTCTTCGTTGCTCCCTTTTCACCTTGAACATTTGAGAGATATAAGGTGTCTAATCCAG